CTTCCAATCGCTTGCAGTCGGAAGATCAATCACTTGTGCTCCATGCGATGAGTTGTAATAAGTGGGATCAGTGCTTACTACGAGTAAATGAGTTACTGTGGATGAGTTTCCATCATCACCGTACAGACCAAAAAGTTTATGCCCCACTCCGACCATGACTCGGTGATACCAACCAGCGACAGAATTATCAAGATCGCAGTAATACATATCAGTAAATTTGCCGTTGGTCGGATTTATTTTGAACTTCTTTAAAGTGCTTTGCCCTGTCAAATAGGCCGTACGAGGATAAATAGTTTCAAAGCATATAAACTCATTCTCGACCCCAGTGGCAACAAAACCACCTTGACCCATAGCGTTGAATTCTATTTTTGGTATGAAATTTCCTGCATTACTATCTGGAAAATGTGTGGGAGCTGATGCCCAATTTGTCCATCTTGATGCCTGATAATATCCGTCATACATCATTACCACTGGTGTTGTGCCATCCATTAACAAGAAAGCAAAATCTTGGTAGCGTGTTGGGTCAAAGCCACTGGTAATCGCATTACTAACATTACCTGTGCGACCCATCGCTTGCGCCACATAGTCAGCATTTACTTTGTATCGCCAAATTTGAATTGGATAATCATAAGTCGCATCCGGATAAATTCCTGGCTGGTTAATCATCCGAACAGAATAACAAGTAGATGATGTCGTGTTATGACACGTTTGCATACTACCCATACTCATATTTCCCGAAGTTGCATCAACCGTCATAATTCGGTAGCTAGCTAGGTTGTTAGCTTGGCTATAACCGCAGTTCGCTATGTATCCAGTAGCATTATCGTCAAGCGGCAAAACTTCACGATGCCCGCTAGTCATATACAACCCATTACCAGAACCAGTTGCAGCAACATGAGAATTATAAGCACCGCTATCTTGGAAGCCATAATTAACAATATTGAATTGATGGCTAGATTGATTAGACCAAACGCTATACGCATTTTCAGTCAGTTGGCCCGATCCCTCTATAGTAAAGAATTGAGCGGTTGAATAAGCCGTACCGCTATAGTTAGAGTGATACCAAGTCCGTTCCCAATTTGAACTCCAAGTCACTGTTCTCGTACTCGGCACAACATCAAAATATCTAGTTGACATTCCATCATAGTATGTGGAATTGTGACGAGAATTTGGAGTCTCGGTGTAGCCGTTCATGTAAATAAATTTATTCCCTTTTGCCCTGTTTGTAGCCCCTGTGTCTCTACCCCTAAAAACAGGTGCGTGTGAAAAACCCAAAGAATAAACATCACCAAAACCCTGAGATGACATATTGTCATTAAACGGACCACTAAATGTATTTGTTCCAACTGTAGGAGCATAGGTAGCTCCTCCACCAGAGGCATCACCCCACGCTATATCAGTGCCGTCAGATTTTAAAACCTGATCGACAGAACCTTTCGTTAGGATTGCAGTAGCACCAGATGAGTTACCATAAAGGATAGACCCTCTGCTTAAATCGTCTAATACGTTGAGTTCAGTTCCGCTTGCAGTTACGCCATCGAGGACATTAATAGTCGATCCTGAATCTGCCATGTCTCTTGCACGACTTCGTTGGAGTGGAGTTGTTGCTGCCGCTCCCATACCAGAGTGGCTTGCACAATAATAGAAAAGATCAGGTGTTCCCGATCCTAGCACTATGCGCGTGTATGCTCCGGCTTGGCCTGGGGTTCCATTGTAACTGACATTAGTAGTGTACTCTGCTCCAGATCCATGCGTACCATCAGATGTAGAGCTGAGTTTAAGTGGATGAGTGGCATTAGTGGCATCAGATTGATCGAAGGTATAGGTGCTGCCTTCCATCAAACTTAAGCTAGCTTGGCTGACGCCATCTACAACAAACTTGCCAGCCGCAACTGTAACTGTGTAAGTGGTCATTTGACCTCCTAGCTAATGTCTATTTTTAAAAAAGCAGCTATTGTCGGATCAACTGGTTTTGGAAGAACAGCATCAGTAGCGTTATCGTCTGTGACACCAGTAGTCGCATCCCGAAGTTGCTGACGATAAATGTTAAGGGTTGCGATACTTCCATCATTCAATTCCAATTTTTCCTGAACGTCTGCAAGGTAAAGACAGTCCGAGGCTTGCAAAGCTGCATCACGCTCTGCTCTAAATTCGTCTAAAGTATTTGCCATGTTTTATGCTCCACTAATTAGTTGGGTAGGCGATCCAGTCGCTTCCTGTTGGAATATCAATTATTTGTGCTGCGTGTGAAAATCTCGTATATGACGAGTCTATTTTCATTACTAATAAATGTGTAATAGTTGACGAACTTCCGGTGTCGCCCCATAAACCTCTTAACGTATACCTATATCCGTAAGTTGCTTGTTTCCACCAACCCTCCTGACTAATACTAATTGGACAATAATAAATATCCGTAAATTCGCCATTGGTCGGATTTATTTTGAATTTTTTGAGAGAAACCGTACCACTATAATACGCTTCTTGATAGGGTATCTCGCCGTCGAAACAGATAAACTCGTTTTCAACACCAGTGGCAACAAAACCACCTCTACCTCCATAAGACCTTGAGGCTTTAGGTTTCCAATCTCTTCCAGTAAGCGCGTATTGTGTTGGCGAAGAATTGTAATTTGTCCATCGTGATGCTTGCCAATCTGCGTCATACACCATGACAACCGGAGTTGAGCCATCCATCAACAGAAAAGCAATTTGGCTACTATACCTTGTACGATCAAAACCGCTGTTAATTTCACTACTAACTGAACCTTGATAATTGACAGTAACAGCAGAATAATTACCACTCACATTGTACATAGCACCATGAACAGGAAAATCATAAGTCGAACTGGGATAAATTCCTGGCTGCCCAATCATATTCCACGATGAAACAGTGCTTGATGTCGTGTTCGGACATTGAGTGATACTGCCAAAACTGGGGGCATTTGCGCTTCCGTCAAAAGTAACAAGCCTGTAACTGGCCCTTGAGTTACTCTGGTCATAACCTACGTTAAGAATATAACCAGCACCAGCATCCGAAACAGGAAGGCCATATCTATCCCCATTGTCGTGATGCAGTCCAGAACCAGACCCGATGTAAGTGCTGGGATTAGCTGTCGCAATAACTCCAGAATTGTTCCAAGCATAAGAAGCACAAGTGAATTGATGACTTGACTGACCGTTTGTAACGATATTGCCGTTCATACACGATTGTCCAGAACCTTCAATCGACCAATATTGTTGTGTGGATGCAGCATCAGATGAATAGGTAGTAAAATACCACCATCTATCAAAAGTATTACCACCACTGTTCCAAGTTATTGTTCTAGTAGATGGTGTACATAAAAAACTGGTGGAGGCATAACCATCATTATAGTTACCAGCGGCTCTAGCACCTGATGTTTCGGTATAAGGCCAATACATCACAAAACGATTTGACTTGGCGACATTACTTGCTGTTCCGTCACCACTTCTAATGTGGCTAAAATAGGTGTGACCGCCAGAAGATCGCACCGACCCATAACCTTGCGTTGACATCCACTCACTAAAACTTGGAGTCCAAACCACTGACCCTGCTGTCGGTGAATATGTACCGCTTCCACCACCAGAAGCATCAGCAAAGGATAATGTGCCCGAGCCATCGGTTTTTAAAATCTGATCGGCAGAGCCATCCGCCACAGGTAGGTCAACCGCACTTATAAAGCTGTTAAGGTTCGCGTCAGCCGCTACTGGCACTCCAGACTTTTGAAGAGCACCAGTGAAATTTGCTGTTGTGTCTGAATAAGCTGGAACACTGACCCCACTTTTCTGCAAGTCACCAGTAAAATTTGCAGTCGCATCGGAGTACAAAGCTGCACCAACTGTTCCCAGCGTGTAGTAGGCGAGTGATGCCCATTGGGTAGTCCCATCACCGACTTTGAGCTTACCTGTATCCGTTTCTAAGCCTAATTCACCATTAGCAAGAATTGGATTTGCACTTGTCCAATTTGCTGCGGTATCTCTTCTAATTTGTATTCGGTCAGCCACTTGCGCCACCTCCATCTATGTTCTGAGCAGTCGTATAAGTTGAATTTGCAAAACCACCATCGGTGTTTCCAATCGCTTGAAGCACCGTAAATGTTCCATATGCAACCACATCAACTACATCGTTAAGAGCTGCGGGTGCGGTTAATACTATCGAGCTACCATTCGTAGCCGTAAAATCAGTACCACTTAATAATTTAATTCCATTCAAGTAAACATCTACGAACCCAACATCGTAACTGCCAGATAATGCAAAAGTAGTCTGGCCACTTGTGGCTATAAACGTATCTCTTGAGCTAGTTCCGTTTACTGCTGATCCTGCATCCCTCCAGCCTGTGCCATCATAAACCCTTAGCTGGCTTGATGCTGTTTTAAAAAATAAAGCTCCAGATGCTAAAGGATCGCCATCCAAATCTGTTAATGGGTCGTTACTTGCTGAACCTAGATATATGTCTTGAAAGTCATCTAAATGCGTTTCAGCGGATGTAGCCGCTGTCTGGGCATCCGTTACCGCAGTTCCAATACTAGCAACTGAAGCAGCTGCCGCAGAAGCAGATCCCGCTGCTGCATTTTGAGAAACTAAAGCTGCTGCCTCCGCAGCCTCAGCGGCAGTTTTTGCGGTTACGCTTCCAGTTTCAGCAGTTTCAGCTCCAGTTTTAGCAGTTTCCGCAGCTGTCTGCGCGGTTGCCGAAGAGGCCGCTGAAGCCGCGCTAGCCACAGCACTCGCAGCGGCATTTGTTTCACTTACTAAAGCTGCCGCAGCACTAGCCGCCGTAGCATCTCTATTAGTTATGACCCCTGTTTCTACAGCATCCATAACTGACTTTGGTACTGCATGAGTATCAAGAGTCGGAGTACCTACTACAACAGGATCAGAAAACCCCTGACCACTCGCTAAAGGAGCAGGAAGTTTATCGAAACCAGAAACAAGATAACCATACCTTGTATTAATATCAGCGGCCCTTGCCAATTCACCAGCAAGCAAGTCCGTTAAGTTAGGAACATAATTATTACTCACCTCATAAGCCTCCTTGGGGAGTAGTGGAGCGTAACCCCATGTATTGTATGTACCGAATTTTCAGCGCCATTGGTAGCTATATAAACTCCCATATTTGCTCCTGTAACCGATACTCTAATTTTAGCATCGTTTGAATACGTTGATCCCCAAGAGAATCCATCCCACTCTGAAACATCCCATAAAGACCCTGGAGCTGAATATAAATCTCCAGATTCCCCTCGAGAGGACTCTCCCAAACCATAATCTGTAGTTGCCCTTATGTTGACTCGTATTGGCTGACCATCAACTCTTATATCCGGTTGCACCATCCTGTATCTTTTTCGTACTGTCGGGCCATCATAAGCTGTAAAATTCGTTAAAATAAAAGCGTATATATTTGATGTTCCAAAACGATAACCTGTATCCATTTTGTAAACATTACCAGCATCATCTCCAAAAAAACTTATCTCTGTCTCAGTCTCATCAATGGCTGATGCGGCACACTTCACTCTATCTGGAAATCTGATTTTAGTGACACCAATAAGATCAGGACCGCTAAAAGTAAAATATAAACCGCTTTTCCCATTAAATAATCTATATTGACCGCTTCC